TTCCAGGCTTTCTCATTTTCTCCCCACTGCCTTCTGCAATTCTTTCTCTCTTTGCATGAATGTTTGCATATAGTCCGCCGCCCTTTGCCATGTTTCTTCTTTTCATAGCGTAAGCTATTGCAACCGCTTGTTTAGGCGGTTTACCTGCGGCTATCTCGGTCTTGATATTCTTTTCAAAGTTCTTTTTTGATTTGCCTTCTTTAAGTGGCATCTTTTCTCCAATCATTCCGCCATCTGCACAGTTCCAACGTTTTAGAGCTGCACCTTTTGGCGTTAACTCTCCGCTTATTGATGTCGGGCCTTTAACGCCTGACATTCGTGCGCAAAAACTTTTCTTTCTTCCGGCTGCTTCGCTTCCCGGCTTTGGCTTACCAGTTACAGGCCTTTTTAAGTTTGAGCCTTCTTCCCTGTTTAGCTTCTTTCTGTAACTGTCGCTTAGTCCACCAGACTTCGAGTGCTTCTTAGGGTTGTAGCCAATAAAAGGTTTTTTACCTTCGGCCATTACTCTTCTTCTTCCATTTCCTCTTCTTCATGAGGAATAGATTCTAGTAGGTAAAAAGCGTTTTCTAATGCGATAGCGATGCCTGGCACGTCTTTCTTTTCAACGGCAGTCATCAATTCTTCGGCAGCTACTTCAAGGCCAACGTTTCTTTTGCGGCCTTCTTCTGATCTATGTTCCACGGCAATCCCCGTTTCTTTACGTTTTTCATCCAAAAATGCTAATGGCGACGGCATTTGTTGCCTCACTTTCTTTTCAAGTTTGTCTAATCAAGGCAAAAATGAGAGAAATTCGCGCATAAGGAGATAAAAACATGAAAATTCTGTTTAGTTTGTTGGCGTTTTTTACGCTTTTTTTAGTTAGCTGCGGTGACAGTACAGGCACAAAACCTACAATCCCTGACAACGTGACGATTGACGTAGGCCCCACAAAGTATGCAACGGGTTACATCAAGCTCCACGAAGGCCACGGGTTACTTGAAGGCGGCGTGTTTAAGAATCCTAGAACCAATGCGTACCTTCCAGTCAGCTTTGACTGGCGTAACTTAGGGTTCAGTTTGCCTATTAAAGACCAAGGAGCTTGTGGGAGCTGCTGGGCGTTCTCAACCGTTGCGAATCTTGAAAGCGCTGCGTTGATATTTAACAACCAAGTTGAAGTAGCAAGCGAGCAAGAAATCGTTGATTGCGATTCTGAATGGTATGGCTGCCGTGGTGGCAATTTCGCTGGCCCGTATTTAGTCAAAAACGGGGTTACAAGCGAAGCTCTGTATCCGTACAAGGCCTACAATCAGATTTGCACTGCGAAGAAAAAGCAGCGCGTTCTTCAGCCTGTATCTTGGTACAACTTAGGAGCGCCCGATAGAAGTCCTACAGTTGATGAGCTAAAAGCCGCAATCATGCAATCAGGCTATGTATCAGTCGCAGTAGGGGCCAATGGAAGGTGGGATAATTACAAAGGCGGCGTCATGAAAGGCTGTAAATACAATGGGTTAAATCACATGGTGAACCTCATTGGCTGGACTGCTGACGGCAACTGGATAATGCGAAACTCTTGGGGAGAGTCCTGGGGGGATAAGGGTCATGCGCTAATGCCGTTTGGCTGTGACTCAATTGGTGAAGAAGCCGCTTATGTAGTTGTAGAAAAAGAAGTACAATTAAGGTAATTAGGCTGTCTTACAAGAGTTCTATTCCTTGGCTTCAGTCGGGTAACTGACTGCGTGTCCCCAAAGCATCGACCACCAAAAGGTAGCCAAGGAGTAGTTCTATCGCTTCTTTCCCTTGCGGATAATACTAACAGATTCAATTGTAGATTTTAAAACGGTATGCGAGTCCAGATTTGCTGTATCGTTTTCTTCAGTAAGCCAGCTAGCAAGATAAAGAGCCTGTCTATCCTGATTAACAAGCTCACCAATAACACGACATCGAAGAGGATAAGAAAGCCCACCAACGCTCGCAACATGATCAAGAAACACCACTTCCAAAACAGTCCCATTTTTTATCTTTGGTAAACTACGTTTTGAAATAGGCACTCATGAACCCCTTTGTTGACGTAGATTTGCATTAGTTGATGAAAGAAAGCTCCGCTCTGCTTGTGATAAGTAATCCCAAAGCCTAACGTCCAGTCCGAGATGTCCATGATGTAATCAGCCGCTTGCCTTTGGTTGCCGAGCCAGCCGATGTTGAGCGCAACAAAGTCATCCCCGTGCGCGTTGTTGATGTGGTATTCCTGCACTTTGTGCGTGTGTCCGAAGATGACTGAGCTTCTGAATTTCTTAACCATACTCGCCGCAGGGTTTTCCCCAGCGCGTGAACCATGCACACAGACAAGGTTGCCGATAACATACTTACCATTTTGCCCATAAGGTACATAAGTAATCTCCCTCGGTAATCCCATTACTTCTTCGCTTTTAAATAGTCCTGCGAGCTTTGGGGCGTGTTCTGCGACGTATTTAATCAATCTCTTTTCGTGATTACCTTCTAAATAAACAATTTCTTTGTAAGGCACTGCAGTCATCAAATCATCAAGTGCACTTCTCGCTTCTTTCATTTCATCTTTCCAAGTTTTGAAATCCATTAGTGGGTCTTTTGCGTGGCGTGAGACAGAGTAGAAATCAAAGAAGTCGCCGTGGATAACGATTGTGTGCGGCTTTAATTCTTTTCCAACGTCGAGAAGGATTTTCCAAGCGGCTTTATTTACAAACGGATGATGACAATCGGAAACGTGCAAAACTCTTTTTAAGTTCATTAAGCATTTCCTGTTTTTGTTTTTGGTTTGAGCGTGAAACGAGATAACTAATTGTACTAGACTTCTTCGTAATATAAATCCTCATCATGTTCTTGCGCTTTCTGGCGCTCGAACGCTTGGTTCCACATCATCTCTTGTTCGTTCTTGTACCAACGCTCTGTATAAGGCTTGATGACAGGTTCTTTTTCTTTGTGAGTCCAGTGATACGCTTCTCTGAACGCATAAAGAACCGCGTCACAAATATCAGAGTGATAAGTTTCTTTTATCTTTAGTTTGTCAGGACTTGGATCGTCTCTGTCCCATTCGACCATTTTACAATCAGCAGCAAATTGAGAAGTGCGCTTCGCCATAAATTTTTGCGTTCGCATAGAATCATTAAGAAGTTCAATGTATTCAAATTTTCTAACCTTTTCTGCTGCAGCAATTGGGATTTGAAATCGTTTTGTAATTTCTTCGGCAATCTTTTTTCCAAGACCGCCTGTGTCCATTACGATTTTTAGTGGATCATATCTCTTAATAAGGGTTTCAAGCTGTCCGGCCAGCTCAGTGATTCCTTGTTTGTCTGTAATGACTTCTTCAACGAGGTACAATCTTGGCGAGTCATCATGCCACGCAAGCACGCATATAGCGTCAGAATCGACAAAGCCCAAATCGACACCAAGAACATAATTCCAATTAGCTCCCAAGTTTGGAAGTGCACCATAATCGTTAAGCTCCTCGCTGTATTTAAATACCAAAGCATCAGGGTCATACGCCCATTCACCGAAGCACTCTCTTCGAATGCTTGGGTCATCTCTAGTAACGCCCTTTCTGTCAAGTTCGCGTTGCAGAATCTCTTCGTGGCTCATGCCTGACTTCAATGGCAGCCACGGGTTATCAAACATTGTCCAATGATGATGCGAATACTGAGCGTTCTGTGTTTGTTGATAATAGTAGCCAACAGACACTGGCCCAGGCGTTCCAAGTAGCCTTAGCTTTCCGTTGTAATCAAGAAGGCATTTTGAAATTACATCTTCAATCAAAGGCTCAATGTAAGATTTAAAGCTTTGGCATTCGTCGATGTAACAGAGAATAAGCGCCATGCCTCGAAACTTTTCAATCTCAGTGGCATCGCTTGCTCCTGAAACATAAATAACCGATTCGTTTGGAAACTTAATCGTTAGTTCGGATTCGTTAACTCTTCCTCCGAGATTGTATTCTCTGTTAACTCGGAGCAAATCAGGCCAGACGATTCTTTTAGCAGAAAGTCGATTAAGTGTGAGGTAGAGACAATTAACTCTTTCTCTGGAGAGAGCAGTTGATAGAAGATCGGCGACGCATGCGATTGTTTTACCCGCTCGGCGAGAACAGACAGCGGTAGCGAAATTTGCCTTATCCAGTACAAAGTTTCTTTGCTTACCAAAACAAAATTCTTCGACGCTGAAGGTCTTTTTAGTTTTGAGCGAGAGGTATTTTTGGTACGCCTCATTCGCTGGCATCTTTCACTCGTTTTTGAATTTCAGGTATCAATTCGGAGTCTGGGATTTTACTTAAATCTATTCTGCTGCGGCTGTGCTGATCTAAATAGTGCTCGCTCATGTGCTTTAGAATCGTATCGCTTCCCTCCATGACGCGCTTCCACTGAAAATCTCTAAGTTTTGCCTTACCATTCTGCCTGGCTTCTTCAATAATTGCCGCATAACGTCTATGAATTGTATCCGTCGAAACATTAAAAAATGCAGCGATTTCCGCAATGCTCCAAAGTTTTTCAGCAACTTTTCTTACTTGTTCTTCGTTAATTGGCTTTTTCGGTCGAGCCATGTTTCACCGCCTTTTTGCCAGTGTATTTTTCCCAACGGTCAATAATGACCTGACAATACTGAGGGTCCAATTCCATCATAAAACATTTGCGGTTTGTTTTCTCACAAGCAATTAGTGTCGATCCTGAGCCGCCAAATAAATCAACAACTTTGTCATTTGACTTTCCCCATCTACTAAAAAACCATTCATGCAAAGCAATCGGTTTTTGAGTAGGGTGCACCCTTGATTCTTTTTTTTCTTTCGCAGTAAATCCTGACCATAAAAATCTGGCCAACATTCGCTTGTGGGGTAATTTTGACCAACAAAGTTCAAATCCAGTTCCAATAGATTCATCTAGAACTTCTTTTTTTTTATCCCAAACAATCCAAGATCCGTTTTTTGGTAAATGCTGACAATAATAATCGGCTCCCCACCAAAACTGTTCTTTAACGTCTTTAAAAAGTTCAAGATAAAAAGTTGGATTAAATTCTTTGTCGTCATTTATTACTTTTTTATAAGTTTTTCCAACTACCAGATTATTTTTTGCGTAATTGGTATTTAGATTCATTCCGTAAGGAGGGTCGTTATATAAAAAATCTGCTTTTTCCCCATTCATTAGCCGCTCGACCTGAGCAGCCTCGGTGCTGTCCCCGCATAACAGTCGATGGTTGCCCAAAACAAACAAATCGCCCAACTGAATATCGGTTTGTCTAATTTCAGGCACAGCCTCTTCGTCGCCATAAGGCTTTTCTTCGGGCGTGACGGTAAAGTCTTTGATGCCCAAAAGGTCGATGTCAAATGGCCCAAGTTCGCTTAAGTCAAAATTGATTTCCTTCAAATCAAGCTCTGCCCACATCGCAATTGCGTTGTCGCTTTGCAGAAACAACCACTCCTGGTCTTCGTCTTCAAAATCTTGTCTGACCACGGGAGCCTTGTCCCAGCCATTCTTTTTAATTGCTTGAAGAGTGCCGTGACCCTTTACAATCTTGCCGGATCTGTTTGATACAACGATAGGTGCCCGTAATCCTTGATATTTTAATATTTTTGCAAGTCTTTCAATTTGGTCTTCCGGGTGCTTGTTGCGGTTTTTGGGGTGAGCCTTTAGTTTACCCACTTCAACCAGCTCATCATACTTGCAATGAATATTCATACCGAGCACTCCGCTTTAAATATTTTCGGTGCAGCCCATGGAGCAAGTTTGTTCTTGACTCCCTGTTCCACCAAAATCCCAAGTGGTGAGCAAATAAAGAAATAGCCGACACTGTATGTTGCGATAGCGCAGCTTAAATTGGTCGCCCAATAGCTCGCAACGGGTGCGACGCCCTTGTACTTATAATCCTGCACGAAATGCTTGTAGAACTCATCCTCGCCGAAAATACAGGGCCTAAAAACGACTCTTAAGCCAAAGTTGAACGTCTTTATGTCTGTTAGTCTCAATATCTCGCACACGGATAACCCGAGCTTTGCTTCCAGAGTCTCGTAAGTTGTGTCAAGCCACTCAGATAAGGGTTCAAAGTCGCCAATGTTTCTTTGGTTGTTAGCAATTTCGATGATTACCCCGTCTAGTCCCTTCCACTCTCTTTCTATTTGCCGGGCTTTTAGGATATGCCCCTGCTTTCTTAAATTCTTTGTCCCGATTTTTATCATGGCCCGGAGTGCGGTATTGCTTAAAATAGCCATGCGCTGCAGGCTCTTAATCTCAGGCTCGAGCTTGTTGAGTATCTCTTTCGACTCCGTTACTTCCTCGTACGTGTACGTTCCGTCCCCGTGAATCTCTTGATACGAGTCGGTCATATCCGTGAACGCTGAACTACTTACAATCGCCAAAATTAATACAAGCCATTTCATTTTAGATTCTCGTAAAACTTCTTTTCATTGAATGCTTTTCTCTGCTTAATCCACTCATTGATTTGATATTGCTCAAGTTCTTCAGGCTTCATCATCATGATATCGATGCCCTTTTGCTTGTAGCGCTCTTCTTTCTCGCGCCTGACCAAGTCCCAGTGAGCTATCTTTGCGGCCACTTCTTTTTTGCCTTCGATGCCGAACTTAGCAAGGGTCACAATGCATTCGCCGAGGCGATAGGTATCGCCCTCTTTGAGTGCAACTTGCGTAATCTTTACCTTTTTGTGTTGCCTGGTGAATGGTTTCCACCATCCCTTGAGCTTTGTGAGCTTCACGCCAAGGTAAAAGATTGTGGCCTGTAAAAGATTATTCAGCTTTCGCATCAACCACTTTTTTCTTTGCTGTTCTTACAGAGTCAGCGGAACTCGAGCAGACAAGGCTTTGAAACAGCGTTGCGCCTAGGTATCCGCATTTGCCCTGGTATTCCCAATAAACATCGCCGTTTGGTTGTCGCCACATTTGAATTCCCTGGCAGCTTCTTTGGTCGATGCCTTTCTCAAGCTGCTTATTGAGGCCAGCTAAGAAAATACGGTTATGTAAATGAGCGAACTCAATTGGTTCTGATTTATCTCTGTTCATTTTTCCTCCAAGGATTTTAGTAATAAATCTTTTATGTTTAGCTGATTGTTCCTCCAGGCGAGCTTTACATAAACAAAGGGCGCGCTCCCATCCTGGAAGCTGTAGCCTAAAATTACGTCCGGGTCTTCTTTTAAACATGCGATTTTAATCTTTTGTTTGTCTAAAACTTTTTCAAGCCGACCGTGCTGAAGGTTCATCCAGGTGGCTTTTTTAAGAGTTGTGGAGTTTGTTTTGTCGTACCAATTATTTTTTAGGTAAGTAGAAAAAAGGAACGGCTCGTCATCTTTTTTGTGGTCGCGAATGTCGATTAATTGCTTCATGCGTAACTCCGTTGCTACAAAGTAGGCTATTTAAGGCAAAATTCTTTGGCCATGCGTTCCACGGCCCGCCTAACTTTGTCGTGAGTTAAGTTCAGAACTTCTGAAATTTCTGGATAACTATGTCCTTCCGCGTGAAGTTGCCAGATAAGACGCATCCTTATGTTTTTAAATTCTTTTTCGTAAAGCGCTTGCCCGGCCAGGCGATAGTATTCAGCCTGGGATTCTTTCCAGGTAATGCTTGAATACCCCTTGTCCTGAGATTGATTGGCTCTTTCAAACATATCGGGTTTCCAAACAACATCGCCGCCTGACTTTTTTAGTAAGCCAGTCTTTCTGTCTTCGATATCGCAAAACCCGGTTTCTTTGAGTCGCCTATCCCAATCTTTAACAAGTTGCTGAAGGGTTTGCGCCGTCTGTTTTTGCTTTTTCTTTTTCATCGATTAGGTCAATTGCTTCCGCCGCTACTTGATTCGCAGCTGCTTTCCTGATCCTATTTACGATATGTCGTTTGGCGCACATGGAGATATGAGGCGGTATTTGGAGAATCATAACTCCAATTACCTTCTTCAATCTGTCATTGTTTGGGAGTTCACTTAACGTAGCAATCTCGTCAACCCAGCTAGAAAATTCGGTCATCCCTTGGGGCAATCTCTCCGGCCAATAGGACTTTAATCGTTTAATTAAGGGAGCTTTCAACTGTTTCCCCTTTTTTAATTGTTTCTTCTAACTCGTTTTGAATTTTACCACGAAGAACGTTTCCTCTTCTGGCAAGTTCTCTCATTTTTTCTAACCGCATACTTATTTCGTCAGAGTAAATATTTATTTCCTGAGTCTTTAAGTCGATTAGGTAATTGAAAGAACCGACTTCGAATTGCAGTTGATTGAACGCTTGTTCAACTTCCTGCAGAGTCATATCCTTTTCTTTTTTCTTAGATTTAAACAAGCTCATTACAGCTTCTCCGTGTTCTTGTCTGCTGCGGATTTGAGTTGCTGTACTTGTTGTTGAAGAGATTGAATTTCTCTTACTAAATCTTGCACCAAGTGTTTTGGATTTACGCCGTCTGTAAGAACTACTTCGCCAGTGACGGTGTCCAAGGTTGCAGCGTGAACTCGGCTGTAGAGTGGAACTGATTTTACTTCTGTTGTTTTCGTTGTTGTATCGGACATTGTTGTCTCCTTTGTTGTTAATATAAAACTGTTTTTTTAACTACGCACTCTTCACACATTCGATTAAATTTGTGCGACGACAAAAACTTTCTGCAGCATCTTAAACACTCGCGATACTGCTTTTGCTCTTTCTTCGCGTACTTTTTAAATCTTTCGTATTTGTATTTTACGTCAGCCATTTTCGATTAAAAGGAAAATTAGGATCATTGTCTCTAATGCGCACATATTGTCGCCAAGCTAATTCCCTATCGCAGACCATGTGGTCAGGTTTAGGCACGAGCTTTGAGTGTTTATCAAAATATTCATGCGCACTTGCGCAGCAACTTTCATCCTCAAAAGTCACTAGGCTCTGCCAGTATTTCATCGCCTCAGCAGCGTTCATCATGTTTGCCCCGGTATTAACGTTTCAACCAATTTAATTTTTTTAGTCGTGCCTTTGTAAATTTCTAATTTGCCTGGCCCGTAGTGTTGCCAAAGTCTTTTTTTAATTTTCCAAACGTCTGTTTCAAAACCTTTGGCTTCGGCCCAAACGTAGTTATTTGTGTATCTGCAAAAGAATTTAAAATCGGGGATGTAACAAATACGAGCGTCAGTTAGATAAATATGATCTTGGTGTTGTATGTCGTAGATTTCTCCGGCTTTTTCTCGAAGCTCAAGGAGATTGAATACCGCGGCTTCTAGCTGAGACGCGAACGAGTGCCCGGAATAAGTCACCCTCTTGCTGCGGTATTTGTTCAAGCGAATCAATGTTGCAAATTTCTTTCTGAGTTTCTTGAAGCCAGATGAAGTTATCGTTTGTCAGTATTAGAAATTTGGCAAGAAGTTTCTTCTTCGCGCCGCGTGATAAGAATGAAATGCGTTTGTCGAGAATATGTAATCGCATAAAAAAAATACGGCGGAGTCATAACTTCCGCCGTACCAAGCACTGTCATCTCGTAGAATCAACCAATGAACAGACTGAAAATTATCAACCCAATAAATTTTCGTCAATAAGGTTTTGGTTCATTGTGATCTTCATCATCTTTGTAGGGCTTGCTCAATAATTTTGGTTCAACGACAGTTGGTTTTTTGTTTCTAAAAAGTTTTGCTGCTTGGTCGAGAAGATCGCAGCCCTCATCAAATTGTTTCTTAGTAATTTTTTTTGTTATTAGGTCGTCATAAAGTTTGAGGCACTGATTTACAAACTCTCTATCTGCGGTCGTGTTGTTTTTTGCAGCGTAATCTAAAGCGCCGAAAGCTGCCTCTTCATCGATTCTTTCTTTTTGCAGTCTGATTGATCTAGTTTTATTTACCGCCTCAATCAGTTCAGGTAAGAGTGGACTACCCTTAGAATTGCCGAGGCAATGAGTAATCGCATCACGAAAATCAAAATTGGGTACATCTCGAAACGCATTAAAAATCACCTTCATCCTTTCTTTCGAATAGGCGTTAGGCCACTGCTCTTTTAATCGGTTCATTTGTTGTTCGTAGAAATTAATTTCCATTTTTTTCTCTTTCTTGGTCTTCAGCCCAAACCTCGGCAAAAGATTTTTCTTTAGGCTTATTAGATTGCAACCCACGTCGATATTGCTCCCAGCCACGAGATAGCCAATTTGTTACAAACCGCACCATTCCCCGATCGGATTTGGGCTTCTTATGGCCGTTGGTAGCAAGCCACAACTCCATCTTCAGCTTTTCCCGATCTAGGTACTCTTGTGGATACAGCTCCAAGAGCTTTTGGTTAATAAAAAAAGATAAGTCTTTTTTACTAACAGTGGGCGTTGCAACTGAAACTTGTTTCAGTTCAACGCATACTTGTTTTGTTATGTTCTGTTTTGTTTTGTTATGTCTTGTTATGTTATGTTCTGTTACGCCCGTGTACGTTACGCACTCGTTACGCGCTAGTTTTTCTAAAGAAGATTCGATAGTTATCGGACTTACCTTTGATTCTATGGCCAACCACTCAATACTAAACTTTAGGTGTGCGGATTGTTTTTGCGACGCAATAGAAAGAAGACAAACCCAGACCCAACGCTCCTCAGCGGTGAAATAAAAAAACTGAG